GTAACCAGCACCTTGTTCGTCAGAGGATCAACATCAACATCAATAACAGCATCGGTGGAGCCGGATTGAAGCAGACATTCGGCAGAAGCCACGAACATGCCTTTTTCATCCTCATACATTTGGCGGATTTGCGTGGCGCTTGGAGTGGTAGTGGAGAAATGGGCTAACGAAAGTGTTATGGCATCCGCTGCATATGTACCCGTGGGGCCGTAGCCAATTTGCCATGGAACTGTTCCGCTGACTGATCCTGCATCCGTTGTACTGGATACGTGCAAAACCCCATCCACATATACATATCGTTCTGTCGATGATATCCGCACACAGTCAATCTTATGCCATACTCCATCGTCTAAAGCTGGCCCACCAGATGCGCCAACATTTGCTGTAGCACCATCGTCAGCAAAATAAGCTAGCCCTGCTGCACTAAGATGTATGGCAAATTGTAGCGTTCCACCAGTATTCCCAAAACCATTCAACCACGAATGGCCGGTGTTGCCTGATGACTTCATCCATACCGAAAGATATCCAGAGCCTGTTCCAATTGAGTTCCAATCTGCATCGCTAGCCCTGCTCAAATAGTTAGAAGCTGACCACCCGCTATAGCCCTTCAACTCCGCACTGGTTTCCACAGCCGCTTCGGTAATCGTTCCCGTCTTCGTCAAAGTATTAGCCTTGTAGCTCCGATCCGTTACATCGGAATTAGCCAGCCATGCGCCACGGATGTCACCAACCATGTAGCCCGTGGTATAAGTGCGATTTGTAATAGCATTTATGCCTGCTGAACCTTCAAAATAATCCGCATATAGCAAACTATTAAGGCCGCTGGAACTTGCCGAAGAGAGAGACCCCCCGCGGACAGAAAACGCATTATCCGCTATTAGACCAAATGATGCGCCATCGTCTCTAATCAAACGTTTGGCGTCAAAATTATCTGCATTGAGGACTGAAATCTTCTGAGTGCTAGAAAGAAGACCATCCTGTGCATCATTCTGTGCCCAAATAAAATGCCCGTTTATGAACCCCACACCAACATTTCCCACCGTTCCGGGTTCATCATAAACATTGCCGTCATCTTTGATCAGAGCGGCAACATCAGAACCAGTGCCGTAACCAATACCAAAGGTCGGCATTGGACCGCCAGTGCGTGGATCAAATGCTGGTTGATCTGAAAATCCAGCAGCAACAGCGTTTACATCATTATTGGTCAGTGCCGGTACCGTGCTGGTAGACAATGTGCGGGGCCAGCCAACGGTTCGTTCAGCCCATGCACCTGAATGCGGGTCGATAATTGCAATGCCGTCTTCTGAACTCACAATCAGGTAGCCCATAGAAGCCGCTATAGCTGTTGGTGTAGCCGCAGCACTGAGATCAACGGTAGCCAAAACTGTTGTGGAGGGGCTTCCTGCCGATTGTTGCGTCAGGTCCCAGATATTTATTTCTGTGTTGCTGCCTTCGTCCTCAATGGTAGCAAGCATCAAGCTGGAAAATACTGACGCCTTGTTCCACAGGCCGTTCCACGCCCGACCATCGACCGCAGGCCCAAATATCACTTGGTCAACAAAATTGGCGTTGGTCTGAAGCACCCCACTGAAAGCTTCAGTAAGACTAAGACCAGCCTGTGATACCTTTGTTACGGTCATGGCTTATTCCTTGTTATACCCTACTGGCAGCATCACGTTCTGCACGGTTTTTATAATCGTCTCTGGCTAAAAGTGCAGTAATTAAACCATCATCCGTAGCTGGCATAGTTTCGACAGAATCATCTGCTTTTAAAACTACTGTCGCACTCTGTGCCATTCGTTTCTTACAGTTATTTATTTTACCTAAAACTGCTTTTTGTACCCAATCGTCAATATCGAGTAAATCGTTTAGCATCGCCTTCTCATCAGCATCACTAATATTTACTGTAATTGTTAATGCCATAATTTTTCCTTTCTTATCTCGACTTATAGTTAAGCAGCTAAAAACCCACCAAAACGTGAGTTCTCTGCTGTCGCATCTGATTGTGCTGTTCCACCAGATATATATACTCTGACATATGCGGTATCACCGGCATCCATATCACACAACATAGATATTTGTGGACATAAGAATCCATCAGCATCCATACCACCAACATTATGAATACTCGCATATTGTCTGTTTGATGTTACTATATGTGAGTTATAGTAAGTTGAGTTAGAAGCTGCATTTACTACATAAATTATAGCATTAAGTTGATACTTACCAGTTACTGGCGCTGTAAAAGTATTTGAAGCAAAATTGGCACCAACATCAAGGATTTCCTGATCAAAAGCAATAGTAACATAACCATCAGTAGCAATATTATTTTGAGATGTTGAATTTTCTATAAGGAAAGCAGGTTGCAATGGTTTTAAAATTTCACCATCTTCAGTAAACGACATATGAGTAGTAGTACCTAATGTTGATCCCAATCCTATAACAAGATCATCAGCAGTATCATCCAAACCGATATGAAAGTCTTGGGCATTACCATCGAATACAATCTTAGTATCTTCCGTTCCAGAATCACCGATAGTTAATGTAGGTGTGGTACCTTTAAGTACAAAACTGCTGTTTGTTAGAGTAACAACGTCTGTTCCACCTACTTTGATGTCTACTTGATCATCTGTATCTGCGGTAAGGCTTGTATTAGCATTCGCATCAAGAATAAATTCTTGGCCGTTTACGTCTAATGTGCCGGGAGTAACAATGTTACCACCCAGTTTTGCAGACGTAACAGCACCGTCCTCAATATCCGAGGTAGCTATAATAGAACTAGCGGGGGCAGGACCGATATAAGCCATTACGTAATCTCCAGAATCGACAACGCTATATCGCAACCAGCACTGGCTGTAAGTCTCAAAAGGTCCGTGGTTTGCAACACGATCTTATTGCCTGACAGTAATTCTAGGGACGATCCTGCCGGTATTGGCGCGTTCGTAACCAATTCAACGTTTGCATTGGTTTCCGTGTCTGACGTGTCTGATTCTATGTGAACCGTAACGGTAATAGAACTAGACTGAACATTTCCAATCATGCAGCCAATTACAATGGCCGTTGTGCTACTGGGGACCGTGTAAACGGTAGCTATGGTTGAAACGTTAGCCTTGGTCTTTATTTTAAACGTATTGGCCATTGTATTATCCTAACGCGATTGCCATGGCGACAGCGTCTCCATCCGCTGCCGCTCCAAGGCTTGTTCTTGCCGCTGCCGCTGTCGAGGCTCCTGTACCTCCATCGGCAACCGCCAAATCAGTAATACCGGTTATAACACCACCCGTTATTTTTGGAGCACTCATTGTTAACGTATCCGTGATACTTATTACAGCCGCCCCGGCACCTGCACCGTCACCGTACACAAAATTAGCAAAGCCATTTGGTATAGTTATGTTCGCGCCACTCCCCTGGCTCAAAATAACGGAATAGGGTCCGCTGGAGCCGGAATCCGTAGTGGCATTCACCACCATAAGAAATACCTGGGTCGTATTTGGAGCAATTGTGACCGTGTTATTTGCACCCAAAGCTCCGGTAAATTTTATGACACGGTACATGCCATCCTGAAGATTTTCTGTACCAGATCCAGGAGAAGCTTCCCGTACTGTAAGAGTGTGGGTCGTTCCTGTTAACCCAACGGCCTTGTATGAAATAAGGCGATCTAAAATATCAATATTGAAATTGGTTGTGTCGCCCCACGTTCCGGACTGCTCACCTGTGGCAATTTTCTCAATTCCAAGATTTGTTGTGTAACTGCTTACCATTAATTGCCCCTATGCCGCGATATCCGTCCAATTCGGCGTTTGTGATGTAGATATACTACTAAAATTCGGCGTTTGTGATGTAGATATAGCACTAAAGTTTGATGTCTGGCTTGCGTCTATTTCAGTCCACAGTAACACAGTTCCAACTGCCGTTGTAGCTCCAAGCCCTGTAACAGAAACGGTGACGCCTGCACTTACCGTCTCACTTCCAACGGCACTGGTACCAGCTAATCCCGTAACCGTTACGTTAGCTTCTGTTGATACCGTCTCACTTCCAACGGCACTGGTACCCGCTAATCCCGTAACAGCTACATTGGCATCCGCTGATACCGTTTCACTTCCAACGGCGCTGGTACCAGCTAGTCCCGTAACAGATAAAATCTGTTGCGTACTTACTGTTACGGATCCCACCGCACCAGTACAAGCCAAACCAGTCTCAGTTATAACCTGATCTGTGGAAACAGCCACAGACCCAACAGCACCTGTTGCAGCTACTCCTGTTACTTCAACAGGAAGAGCAGTACCCCAAGCACCGGCTCCCCAAGTAGACCGTCCCCAGCCGGTTTGAGTCGCCATTGTCTAATTGCTACGCAATCCGAATGATTGCGTTACTTGCATCCGCTGCTGGAAATTGAACAGTAAAGTCGCCAGAACTGGAGCTTTTGTCTGCACCAAAATCCAGAATAACTACCGCAGGATTGGTTAAAGAAATGGACGTTGTATTTGGCGTCGAGTTATAGATCATCGCACCACGAGCCGTAATCGTAGAAGAACTCCAGGTGGAGTTGTCAAAGTCTAAAAATGCTGTAGTTCCAGAAACAGTTGGATCTACCGAATTAAGCGTATTTCCACCCGAAGTATAGCCCCCGCTGGCAGCTACTTCATTAGATGTAGTAAATGCCGTGGTGGTTGCATCTAGACTCGCACTACTTGTGTATAGCGCCAATTTAATTGTATCACCCGTAGAGGTGTCAAAGTCATGTGAGCCAAAAAGCAACTCCTTCTTAAAGGTGGTTGCCATTGCCTGTGTGATGGCCATGTCACAGTCTCCTTATCAATTCAGCCAGTTGCGGGCTTCCCGCGTCCTTCAAAGCATTATATACCGTTGTTCGATCACTTTGGATAGCTTCCCGCATGTAAGCGGCCACCAGTCGTTCTATTTGTGCTTTAAAAGCAAGGGCTTGGTCCCGTACAGCGGGATGAGCATCCATCGAAACGGAGATGATCTCCTTGGCGCATCTCTCTGCGATTTCTTCCGGAGTAAAGCCACGGTTTTCTGTCGTGTGTACCAGCACCTTGTAATCAGCGGGCATCTCCATTGCAGCCATGCCCATCACTGCACCTCACGTCGCACACGATCATACCGGTATTCGTCTCTGGTCTGACGACCCTCGCCCAAATTCTTCAGGAACACGAGAGCTTCTTGATACCTTTGTGTGTAAAACTGAAGTACGTCAGCCTCGCCCTTCATAAAGGTATACGCCTCGACCAGGGAACCGTATAGCAACGCCAGTTCAGCGTTATTCCCTAAATAAGAAGTGCCGTCACCTGATGTGCTGATGGATGTTGGACGGTAGTAGTAGTGAAGTTCTGCCGTAAACCCAGAATTAGGGGTGGGAGCCAGGAGAAAAGAAGCCTCGTCCCAGCTACCATAATATTTAGGGACACCTGTTGTGGCAGGATTTGGTGTGTAGTCCTGCAAGAAAGTTATCTGCTTGTATAACAAAAACTCGTTAGCCGAAGCGTTGACGATACTCAATGAAAAGGGCGACAGAAAATCTGACGGTTTAGTCAGGAACTTGGTGCCTGAAGTCACGACCCCCGCCTGATTGCGCCGGAAAACGTCAAGCTGGCACTCCTTGAGAATGCGCTCCTCCGCGTTCAGGATAAACCGGGGCA